TCTTCAAAACAAGCAAAAAATGAACCACTATCCATTTCAATATCCATTGAAGGATATCCTAAACGTTGAGCACAAAATTTTGCTACCTTTACAGCATCTGACTGAAATTGGTAATCATTATCATAAAATCCAAATGGAGTAGCTGCTCCCGGAATAAAAGTAGCAGTTCCTGTCCATAATTGTGAATTAGCCATATTATATCATTTAATATAAATATTTTAGTCTCTAAAGTCTTGATATACTTTTAGGATAGGAGCTACAATTTCATGTCTGTGATTAGCTTGAAGTGCAAATACCTTAAATCCTTTTACTTGCTCTTCAATTCTAGTCAAAAATGAAAATCCAGTTTCTTTTTTTACTTTAAGATCGATTTGAGCTAAATCCCCACATATTACCATTTTAGATCCTTTACCTAAACGGCCTAAAACTGTTTCCATTTGATCGTGAGTTACGTTTTGTGCTTCATCTACTATTACAAAGGCATCAACAAATGTTCTACCTCGCATAAAAGCAAATGGTACAATTTCTATATGACCATATTCGATTTCTTTATCTATTTTATCCTTACCATATAACATATATAAGTTATGATAAATTGGAGCTAGCCAAGGATCCATTTTTTCTTTAAGATCGCCTGGTAGAAATCCTAAATCTTCTTTAGCTACAGTAGGTCTTGTTATAATAATTTTTTCTACCTCTTTACTAAACAACATATCTAGTGCTGCTTGTACTGCTACTAACGTTTTTCCGGAACCTGCCATTCCTTTCAGAACAACTACTGGGTTTTCTACAATAAGTGATTTTGCTTGTTTTTGTTCTTCATTAAGTTGAAGTTGGAACTTAATTGGATTCTTCGGTTTTCTTTTTGGTGTAAAAACCTGATCAGTGTGGTGGTTTGAAGCCATTTTGTAACGTTTATAAATTTAATATAAATATGATAAAAAAAGCCTAGCTTTCGCTAGGCTTCTTTAAAATATTCTAAGTTATTCTTAGATCAAGTTAGTACCAAGTACTAATACTTTACCATAAAATTCGGGACGTACCATTTTCTTAGCGTAACGAGTCATGATACCTTTTCTTGGAGTAAAAGTATTTGGATCGTATACTAATGGAGTCATGATAAGTGGAACATATGGAGCATAAACAGCACCTGATTCTAGGAATTGGTTACCTCTAAATCCTAACAAGATAGTATTTTCTGTCATGTAAGGATTTTTGTAAACTTTATATCTAGAGTTTAATGAACCAATTTTCTGAACACCAAATGCATAGTTCATTTTAGCTGCATCACCGTCTGTATCAGCAGCAAATCCTGGGATAGATTCAAGAACAGTTGCTACTGTTGGAGATACTACCATAAAGTTAGCACCACCTCTTAAAGTTCTTTGGTGGATCAAGTTAGAGATTTTCTGTAGTTTAATTCCTAAAGTTTGGAACCAAGACATTTGAGTGTAATATACACCTGATGTATTAGAAGTAACAGCACCATTTACTACAGAATCACCAATTTTAGCTGACCAATATTCAACTTGATTAGTTGGAACGTTTTGGATTAACATATCTAAGATTTCAAGGTCAATCTCTAATGAGATATACTCTGATAAGATAGAAGTTAATTCAGCTTCAGCATCAAGTGAATGGAATGCATTTAAATCTTGAGAGAACTCTGGTGTCCATTGTGCTTTTAACTTACGTGTTTTAGCAACAATAGCTTCTGAACGCATTTGAACGTTAATTTCTGGGATGACGATTGTAGTGTTACTTTCAGCATTTGGATATCCAGCACCTGAAGCATCTTCAAAGTCACCTCTTGCATTATCTGCAGTTTGTTTACTATAGAATACAGTAGTTAAAGCAGATACTGCTGTTGTAACTTCAGCTTGAGAAGCAGTGAAGAAATAAGTGATATTACCAGATACTAAATTTAACTGAGTAAATTGTGGTAATTGTTTAGCTGTTGCTAAAGCACCTGAACCACTTACTGAGAAAGAACGAATAGCGTTTACATCACAGCTTGGGATACTTGAAGTTGGTAAAGTTAAAGCTCTAATAGTACCTGCAGCTACAGAAGCAGATAAATCAGCATCATAATAAACATCAGCCCATGAAGCAGAAGCAATAGTAAGAGTTGCTTTTGTAGTACCTGCTCCAGATGGTTGTGAAAGGGTACCACTTGCATGAGATCCTGAGAATTGGTTAATTGAGTATCCAAATCTACCTGCACCATATAAACCACCTGCTCTGTCGTTACCGAAGTTAGCTGTTTGATTACCATAAAGTGAGTTAGCACCTGCTGCAGTTGAGAATGGATCTTTAGAATCTCCATATTGGAAATCTAGGAAGAATACTAAACCAGCTGGTAGGCTCATTGGTTGAACAGAGACGAATTCTTTAGCAGCAATTTGACCAAATACTTTACGTACTAATGGTAAAGCTACAGCAGCATATTGCTCACCTGTTCCTGCAGTGAAAGATGCTCCTGTACCAGTGTTTGAAGCTTCTACTACTAATTGTTTTGCTTGGTTTTCTAAGATGATAGCCATGTTAGACTTATCAGTTTCATTAGAAATACCTTCTAAAAGACCTGACTTAGACCATTTTCCAGCTAATCTAGCTGCATCTTTTTGTAAAGATGTGTATGGGTTTGCAGTCTCTAATAGTGAATTTACTAAATTTGACATGTTTTTTAAATTTTAAATTTTTGTTGTTTTTAATTTTTTTAAATAATTCCTGCAAGTTTTTGCATTCTTGCAACAAAATCGTTGTTTTCAACGATTGGTTTTCTATCAGCAACTCCAGCTGGTTTAGAAGCAAATGAAAGAGATTCTTTAATTGGATTCTTTGTAGCTTGAGTAGCTGTTAGTGATTCTTGTAATGTTTCAAAAATGTTCTTAGTTTCTTTAACAGTTTCAGCTCTATCAAAAGCGTTAATAACTTTTACTTTTTGAGCTTCTGTTAAATTTTTAGATTTGAACAACTTGTTAACATAAAGTAATTTTGCATTTAGAAGATTAACTTCGTTAAGTTCAGAACGTAGTTGAGCGATAGTATTCATAGCTTCTTCAAGTTCTTTATCTTCTTTTTCTTCAATAGCTTCTTCTTTCATTTCATCCTTATCTGCATCAGCAGCTTCGTCTAATTCAAGTTCAGCTAAAATTTCTTCAAGATTAAGTTCCTCGTCTCCAGCCATTTCTTCTTCTTCGCCTGTCATTTCTTCTTCTTCGCCTGCCATTTCTTCTTCTCCTGCTTCTTCTGAACTACCTAATAAGTCAGCTACTACATCTCTGATAATATCTTTTAGATCATCAACTGTAATTTCACTTACTGTTTCGTCGTCTTCAGCTTCAAAGATTTCGTTTTCTTCCATTGGTTGTTCTTCTTCGTAAACTTCTTCAGTTTCACCTTCTTCAAGGCCTTCAAGTTCAGCTAGAAGTTCTTCTAATGAAATTTCTTCCATAGATCCAGCATCAGCATCTGAATTGTCTCCTTCGTTAGAAGTCATTGCGCCATTTTTGCCTGTGAATTTTTCTTCTAATTCCTCATCTTCTTCAGCTAATGCTTCTAATTTAGAAGACATCATTTCTTTAAGTCTTGGAGTAAAAGCTTCTTCAAGAGCAAGTTTGGCATTTGCCATAGCGGTTTCTCTAATAGCTTTAGCTTCAGCGATTGCTTCACTAAAGATTTTAGTGTTTTCGTTTGCCATAATAATTTTTGATTGTTTTTGATTACTTATTGAGAAGTAATATAGAATGTTTTGATTATGAGGGAGATTATATTGGGATAATCTATCATTAAGATATCCATAAATATGATGGGGGAAATAGAAAATGCACTCTTTTTAGGGAGTGCATTAATTTTTTGCATAGTTCTGCAAAATCGGGAGAGTATTTTTAATTATTTTCTTATTATAAATTCTTCAGGTACCATTGATTCTCCTCCATATTGATCATTTCTAGGAACTAGAAATAAAATTGCACCATTACTTAGTTTAATTTCTTTCCCGGCTTCTTCTTTATTCATAAAATTATCTACACTGTTGTATAAATCTTCAAATTGATTATGTTCTTCTGAGTTATTTAAAGCGCTAAGAAATTCTTGATGTCCTTCAAAATCATCTGAGAAGTTTTTTTCTAATTTATCTTTGATTGATCTACTTATTCGGATTAAATAATCATGCCAGTTATATCTCTGTACTTTAGGTTTTTGATTATTACTTACAGTTAAAAAAAAGTCTTTAACTTGATCAGTCATGTTAGTTTCTTCTTTTAACAATTTCCCTTCAGCAAGATATTTTTTAAAATCAAAGTTTTCCATATTTGTATTTTGTAATAAATATTATAATTATCTATCTCCTTTACTTCTATTTTCTGATTTGTATAGAGGTTGAGTATTTTTATAATTAAAACATTTGCTTTGTTGTATAGGGTTAGTTAAATCAAATTTAGAGCAAGGTATTATATGATCAATTTCCCACACCTTACCATGATTATTCCAACTCATATCAGGTTTAAATTGTTTTTCTAGATAAGTTTTATATTCTTCTATATTACAACCTAATAAAGTTAATGCTGAATGATTTTTATTTACTTTACCTCCTTTAGTATGACGTTTTAAAGCATCAAGTAATCTACCTCTTAATAGTGTTTTAAGCTTAAATTGAGGGTCAGTTTGTTTTTTATTTTTTACCCAATGATTTTCCCATTCTCTACCTCCATTTTCTCTCCAATTTAAATTTCTTTCTTTTAAACAAGTTTTACACTCTCCACTTAACCCAAATCTACCTCCTTTTTGTTTATTAAACATATTAAAATGAAGTTCTAAGTTACATGAAGAACAAATTTTATGTTTGTCTTTTAAAATTTCAGTTAAGCGTGGGGATTTTTTAGAATGATAATGTTTATTATGGTGGGAATGGTTACACTCTCTACATTCTCTTTGTAATCCATCTTTTCGTGTTTTATTCTTATTATAATTTTCTAGAGTTTTTTCTATTTTACAAGTAGGGCAGGTTTTAGTTTGCATAAAGGTTGGATTTTATTCTATCAATAAATATTGAAAAAGAACAAAATCCAACAAAAAATTTCAAAGTCTTATTACTATCTTATACAACAAACTCCACTTTGAGAACAAATTATATCAGATATTAAAGTATTTATTTTGGCATACTTAGAAATATCAGTAGTATTAGGATTATAACTTTCAGATAAACCAACAGGTCTCATAAAGGCACCTTGTGTAGATGGAGTACTTACAAAGTCCCAAGCTAATAGTTCAAAATCATCTTGTACTTCAACTGTACCTTCTCCTAAGGGTTGAACTGAACCCATACCACGAGAAGAAATACCTACTGTAATTTTATTTAAAAATAATTCTTTTAAAATGTTTCCTGAAGGTGTTGGTAGTATTTCTACTTTACCCATTAAATCATCTCCATCCCACCATAATTGTTTAATATTGTGGGACACATTTTTTAAGTTAATAACCATTGATTCTGGGTGATCTAGTTCGCCTAATGCTCTGTTTTCAGCTACGGGACCTTTGATGTATTTTTCAACTTCACGAGCTAGAATAGTTTTAGGGTAAATTCTACCGTTTTGATTCTTTGCTTCGGCTCGTTGAATAACACCTTCAACCACTAAGTTTCTATCACCTTTACCTTCAGTTAGTACTTGGGATTGAGGTGTGAATAAAGCGTATTCTATTAATAGTGATTTGCTCATATTATCCTCTACCTTGGTTTAGATCTTGAATTTTTTTGTTTGAAGCTGCAATTTTAGCTTTTTCAGCTGCTATTTCTAAATCTTTAGCTTTTTTTTCTTCTGGTGTATCATCAGCTTCTTGTAATTCTTCTTCATTACCTATCGCTAAAGCACTATCTAAATAATCTTTTGCTCCAGTTAAATAATTTTTAGCTAAAACAATTTTTGCTTGCCACCAATGAGGAAAATCAACTTCACCCATATTGTCTACAGCATTAATCATTTTATATAATTCAGTAGCTTTTTTAGCTATTTGATATAATTCACCTTTAATCATGTGTGGTTCATTATCTTGATGACCTAAATCTAGATCTTCAGCCATAGCTTTTTTTATAGCTTTATCGCGTGAGCCTTTATATTCTTCTTCAGATGATTCTATTTTACCATCACCATCATAATCTTTTTTTGCTTTTTTAGCTTTAGCTTCAGCGACCATATTTTTTAGGTTATCTAAAGGAATACCTGCAGCTTCAGCATATCTTTGTAGTACTTCTTCTTGCTTTTCGTTGATTGGGAATGGATTATAAGTTTCGTCTAATTTACCTTGAGTACGTGGATTTACATCAGCTACTTTACCAGCATATTGACCATGTTCATCTAAACCTTTATCAGCAACATAATTTCTGAAATCCTCAACATAATCGTCTACAGTTTCAAATTTATCACCTGCTTTTTCTAATGAAGTTAAGTATTGTCTAATTTCAGATTCACTACCTACATCATTAAGTGCTTTTAGTATTGCTCCTCTTGAAACAAACCCTCCTTCAAATACTTCATCTAAACTATTTTGAAATTTTCTTGCTTCTTCTTCAGATTTAAATGTTTTTTCAGTAGTCCCTTTAGGACCTCTAAAAGTAACTACCCAATAAGCTCCTTCAGGATGAATACTTGACAATTCATTATGGCCTAAATTTCCTCCTTCTCTAATTATATTTTTCTTACCTTTACCAATAGCTTCAGTTGATTTTTTGTTAATTTCAACAGTTTCATCACCATCAAATTTAACTTGACCATACATTTTTTCAGTATAATATGAAGGATTTTTAGTTAGATTAGCTAGTACTTTTTTCTGTGCTTTAAATACTTTTTCTTCATCTAAATCTCCATCAGGTGCTGGTACATCTACAATATTAAGTTCATAATCCATACCAAGAGAATATTCATATGGATTAACCATATCAATAGTTTTAGCTATGATTTCTACATCTTGTTTTCCTGTAGATTCTTTAGAAGCTTTTTCTGAAATTATGGATTTGTTTTTTAATATCTTAACAACATCATCAAATGAATTGTTAGGTGATATCATGGTAAGATTTTGATCTCTACGTACCTCGTAAAGAAACTTTTGTTTAGTTATCTTACCATCTAGATATTGTGTGTATAAATTTTGTACTGTCATGGGTATAAATATTTTATCGTCCTTGCCCTCTATATAATTTTTTATAGTTTTTAGAACTTTTTAATTTAGATGTCTTGCATTTTGAATGGACTCCTGGTCTTTTTCTTCGAGGTTTTTCTACTTTAGTAGTAGTAGAACTAACTTTTGTTTTTGCTGCGGCCATTATTCAGTTAAACCTTTAATTTTGTTATTAATTTCTTGAATTTTTTCGTTTATTTTAAATAATGCGTTATGAGTACGTTTTAAGTAATTCATTTGATCAGCATCACCTTTTAATTCAGTTCTCATACGAGAAGTAAATTCAACTAATTTGTTAATTTCATCTAATTTACGTTGGATTTCTTTAACACCCATATGTAATTGCTCTTGTGGCTTTCGATTTTTAGTCTCGTTTTTAAATTGAGAATAACGAACTTCATTAAGTTGTTTTTCTTCATTTTTTGGAAATTTTTTTGAGTCAACTATTTTAAATTTCACTAGTTCAAAATATTTATCGGGGTTAGGTAAATCTTCGTATCCTGGTTTTGAAGTTTCGTATTGTTTTTTAGGTTTTTTAAATGCTTTAGGAGTAGCATATCCTATTCTTTCTTCAAGATGTTGTTCTTTCCATAAGTCTTTAGAATTAAGTCTTTCATTAGGTTTAACAATTCTAAATCCCATTTTCTTATAAACACTACCTGATTTAGGCATTTTTTCAAATCCTGTAGGAGCATTTTTATCTTGGTTTGTAGATTTTCTAACAAAAGCTTTAGTTAAATAACCACCAGCACCACTAGAAGCTGATTCTTCATCAAGAAGTTCAGCTAGGTGTTTCAGTACTAATTCTTTTAACTTATCTTTATCCATTATGGATTTTTGTTAATTCACTATGTAATTCTTGATATTGTAATAAAGCAACTATATTATCGTCTTTTATAGTTTTAGATTCTAAAATAGGGTTAATAAGATTTATTGTCTCATTCACTTTAATTTTAATTGTAGCATCCTCTATTTTAGGTAATAATTTTAAAAGAGATTCTTTTAATGATGTGAATTTAGTATCCACATATTTTTTTAAATTGGTTGTATTAGAAATATTATTAATATATTCTTTTAATACTTCTTTTTGCTCGTTAGATAAAGTATTAAACCTTTCATTAAATTTTTCTAACATTATTTTATAAACTAATGCACGAGTTCCTTTATCTAAAGTTTCAAACTCACTTACTGAAGGTTGTGGTGTGTTTACAGCATTAGTTTGTGCTATATGTTCTAAAATATTCATTTTAGAAGTTAAAATATCATCTAAATTTTTAGTAGGATTTGAATTAGCTTCTAGTAAAGTATAAGTTGAAGATAATAATTTATAATTATTGATTTTAGCTTTAAAAAAATCATCAATATCAAAATTAGCTTTAATTTCTTTAATTAAATTATATTTTTCTTTAATTAATTTACTTTTATCTAATGTTTTACTTACTTCTAAAATTGTAGTAAGAATAGACTCAGCTTTAGCTTCACTAATATTTTGAGATTTTGAAATAGATTGATATAGTTTATTTTCTTTAGCTAATTCAGTATTAACAAAATACTTTTTAATTAAAGAAACAGCTTTAGAGTCTTGACTGGACATTGTATCTGCCGTAATCTTCCTTACTAGCAATTCAAATAGTATTCCTGTATTACGGAATTTATTATGCTTTATATTAGTCATTATTAGATGTATAGTTAACTACTATTTATAAATATTAATTTTATTTATCTTCCTTTAAAAGGTTATCTTCATTTAGTAAATTACTTTCATCTTCAAATAATTTTACTTTCTGTTTTGGGAACATATTTTTTAAATTATTTGAGATTTGATGATAAACAGCTTGTGTTCCTAAATTCTCTAATGCTAAAGGTGATCCACCTTTATATGCCGTTTTAAATCCTTTAGATTCAGAATCATCATTTTTCATTCCAACTTTACCTAATCTATCTTTACCTAGTGGATTTTCTTGAGTATTAATATTAGATGCTTTTTCTTTGGGACGACCTAATACTTGATCAGGATAAGTATCACTTGTTTCACTATACCCTTTCGGCACACCTTCAGTACCTGGATATCTTCCTGGGCCATAAAGTGTAGCTAATGTATGTGGTGTACCATAGGCTTCACCTGTTTTCATAGGGTCATTACCTTCAGTTTCAATTTGATCTAATCTAAATTTACGTTTAGCATCTTCAATCATTAAATCTCTATATTCATCATATTGATCTTCACTGAAGTGGAAAATATTATCATAAATCCAATCTGTAGGTACAATTTTATTTTGAATTAATTCAGTAGCTAATGCAGATTTCTCTTTCATTAAAGCTATTTTTTCTTGTTCATATATAATTGATGGAACAGTTAATGATAATTCAAAATTTGTTAAAGCATCTCCATCATACCCTTGTGAGTATAAATGAACTAAAGCAATCTTAGTTAGTTCTGAGATTAGTATTTTTTGGATTCTTTCAACTGTACGAGCAAAACGAATATCTTCTGCAGCTAATGTAGCTTTACCTGTTAAATCTTTTTCAAATCCGAAATAGGCTTTTGGTACTTTTAAAGCAGCAAATAATTTATCTCTTAGATAAGTAACATCTTCAATAGCTGTATAATCTAACCCTTTTGTGGTTTCAATTCTAGTTGTAGCATCACCTCCTCTAACAGGGATGTAAAAATCTTCTAATATATTTTGAATATTATATTTTAAATTATATTCACCTGTATCAGGATTAATATAAGGAGTTTTTTTCATTTTGTTGATAGTACGTTGCATGAAGTTTTCTACTTCATTAGGCGGAATATTACCAACATTGATAAAGAAAGTACGTTTTTCAGGTGCTCTAACAATACGATGTATTAACATCGCATCCTCCATTAAAGTTAATTGTTTAAATATTTTACGAGCGGGTTCAATAAAACTTCTACCATAAGGTAAATAATTAAAATCAGATAATAACCTAAAATGAGCCATTTCATAGTTGTCAAATATTATACCATCATTTGGATTACGGGTATAATTAGACATTACTTGAGGTCCTAATGGTGATTGTTGGGATGAGAAAGTAGGATCGTATTTAAATTTTACTTCTTGGGGTTTTTCGGGATTTCTACCTTCCATTCTAATAATAGAATAAGAAGAGAATGGTATCACATTATAAACACCAAATTTTTCAGATATTTCTAATTTAAGATAGAAATCACCATACTTACACATATTACGAGTCCAAGACCAAAGATTAAATTCTATATTAAGAACATCATAAAATAAATTATATAGAATTTTTTGTATAGTTTCATCAGAAGAACGTATTTGTAATACTTCTCCCATATCATTTCTCAAACAAGTTTCATCAGCTAATATATCTAATGTAGATGCAATAATTGAATCCCCATCCATTAATTCATAATCAGTATATAATTGAATACGAGTAGTAGGATATGATAAATCATTATTATAATTAAAGTTTAGTCCACCAGTTGTAGTGTATACCTTATTATATCTGTCGTAAAGGGAGTTGGTTTGGATAGTACCAAGTTGTTGGATACGATCTGTATCCATCACTTTTAATTGATTACCTCCAACATTTCTTATTATAACATCTGTTGAAAATAATCGTTGTAATCTACCAAAAAATGAAGTATCTACCATAAAATTCTATTATATACTATAAATATTTAAAATTAACCGAGAAGCCAACTTAAATCCTCAGTTCCACCTACACCATTATCCATTTTATAAGGATTATCATTTTGTGCCTTATATGAAAATATTCCAGATGCTTGTTGATTTGAAACACCAAAACTACCTAAAGTAGCTCTAGTTAAATCTAGACCTTGTTGTCTAAAACGTAGGGCTGTATCTCTCAGGAATAAACCAATGGAAAACGACATTACCAAATCATCATTATACCCTGCTTGGGATTGAGCTTTACCATTTTTCCAAACGAATACTCTTAATTCATCCATTAATCTACGAGATTGAAAAATAACTGATCTTTCTTGAATGTACGAAACTAATTTTGAGACGCAAAGTGGTCTTGTTTTCATTGAAGTAGTAAAACCTGGTATCATTCCTTGTCCATTTTCCATTCTTGCTAATTGATTTTCATTAGCACCCATTGTAGTATCGGATTTAGAAGAATAATATAAATTTCTATAACCCCTATCTATTAATTGTTCAATTACACTCCATCCAATATTAGCATTTTCTACTACTAATAAAGCATCATTATATTCAGTTGCTATTGAAAATAATATATGAGCATAATCTTTAGTTTGAACTTGTGATTTAAATTCAGCTACTTGTTTGGCTTCAGCTACATCAAAAATATGAAATGCAGAATAATCAGTTCCATCTCCACGAGCAACGTCAGCTACTACCATATATGATTTTGAATAATCAGGTAGTTCCCAAATCCATAAATCACCACCAGGTCCTCTCCTTTCAAGAGGATCCGAAATATAAGTTGATTCAAAAAAATTAAGTAAATCGGGTTCAATTACAGTATCCCCTGAGGTACTAAAATCACAATCACATTCTTGAGCAGCATGTCTTAATCCTAAAATTTCATCTTGAGCATCTCTCCATGATTGATCTCGTTCAGGATGGACTGTCCAAGGTAATTTTAAGGGGACAAATTTATTTTCTTTAGCTTGTGCTTTAGTAAAGGTTCTATGAAACCAATTACCGGTACCATATGGGGTAGATAATGCTAAACATTGACCCCCAGTAGCTAAAGTTTGTTGGGCTGAAGCAAAAATCTCATCAATTCCTTCAATAAAAGCAGCCTCATCAATAATAAGAAAAGAAACGGCTTCTGAACGACCTGCATCCGCTGTAGCACCAACTGCTTTAATTTGTGATCCATTAGTTAGTTTAAGTGATAATTTATTATTTTCGGAGGGTTTATCACTTGTTTTTAACCATTTAGGTAAATTATCATAAGCGAAACGTACTTTAGTTACCATGTTTTTAGCAGTTTCCTGCTTAGTAGCAATACACAGTACGTTTTTATCTTTATTAAATAACATTAACCATAAAGCATAAGCTGAGGCTAACGTTGATATACCTAACTGACGAGATTTATTGATAATAGTATACTCATTCTTTTGTAATTGATATAATACCTTTTCTTGGAATGGGTATAAGTTAAACTGAATTCTACCACGTTGTGGGTGTTGAATCCAATAATATTTTTTCATAAAATAGACTGGGTCCTGCGCACAGCGGACCCACTCTTGTTTTATCATTTCCTTTAAAGGAATTGGATTTTGATTTTCAGACATAACTTAGTTTTGTTGGATTAAGCTTCTTCGCCACCCATTAAATCAGCAGCGCTTAACGCTTTTGGAGTTTTGTATACTTTAGCTTCTAATGATTTTTTTTCAGCAGTCAAATCTTTTAATTGAGCTACAATAGCAGCTTCTTCAGGAGTACCTTTGGCTGCTTGATAAGCTGGGATTAATGCTTTCATTTCTTTAGTTACTTGAGCTAATTTTTCAGCCGCAGTACCTAATCTTTTACCTTTTTTAGCAGCAGCAATAGCTTGTTTTTCAGCAGCCATTTCTTCTTCATCTTCACCATCTATAAAAGTTGAAGAAACTGGTTTTTCGTCTGCAGTAGGATTAGTAATTTTTAATTTAGGAGATTTTTCTGCTTTTACTTTTGGTTCAGCAGCTGGTTTATCAGGATTTGCTTTTCTACCTCTTTGTCCTACAGTTCTTTCACCTTTAGTTAAAGCAATAAATTTGTTAAGTTGATTATCATACAAATCATCACCATCTAAAGCATTAATTACTGCTTGATCACCTTTAATAGCTTTTTTAAGTGCAAGACCTTCTAAATCAGGATTAGCCGCAATTACAGCTTCAATTGAAGATTTTAAATCACCAACAATTTTAGCCATTTCTTCTAGGGAAGCTTCTTCAAGAGAATCATTTTCATCTAAAGTAGGCTCATAATTTTCTTTTAATAAAAGATCTCTGTATTTACGTAAATCAAAGTTACTATTAATATTCATTTTGTTTTTTTTTTAAAATTAGTAGTTTTGATATAAATATTACAAAGAAATAACTTCTAGTATTTGTTTAATACGTTCCTCAGTTGTTCCTGAGATTGTGTGGAAATTATTTATTCTATGTGAATAAGTGTTTAATAAACGTCGTATAGTAAAGTCAATTAAATCTCTATATTGTGCATCAGTTTCACGTACTCCATTATCTTCTATTTCTACTCCTAAAGGAGAAACATAAAAAATATAATCATAATCATTAATAAAATTACGAGCATATTCTTCAAATGATACTTTATCAGCTTCTTTAATTGATTTAGAAGCATTAGTAAAAGCCATTACATCAATAATAGTTCTATCAGTAATTAAATTTTCATTAAATAATTCACTTACTCGTTCAGCCAAAAATATAGTTTGACCTTTTAATGTAGAATCAGTATTTAATGGAATACCTAAATCTCTTAAATATTTACTACGTTCAGTAGCAAATTTATAGTCTTTGAATTGTGGTAATTCCTTTAAAGCATTAACTAAAGTAGTTTTGCCTACAGACACGGTTCCTGTTAGTCCTATTTTCATAACTTGTTTTATTAGTTTTGTTTATATAATGTAATAAGGCTCCCTACGGGAGCCAAATTAGTTTGTATGTAAGTTTAAATTAATAGTTATATTCATAGACATATATTTTCTCCCCTGCTATAATTTTAGGTTGGGTATTTATAGCTTCAGCTTCTTGATCATCAACATCCATACTTTCCCTAGGAAAAGGTTTAAAGCTAGCCATAAATCCAGTATTAATATAGAGGGTTTCTACAATAAGTTCAGCACAACCTTCAAAACCTGGAGTTGAAGATAAAAACCATCCTTTAATATAATCTTCATAATCATCTACATTATCATATTCTTCTCCACGTTCTATACCAGAATTAATTGCAGGCTTAGCTATTTTTTCAAAAGCTTCATCATAGTGTTGGTTTAAAAAATCAACTATATTTCCTTTTTGTTCTTCTTTCAATAATTTTCCTTCAGCAAGGAAGGATTTTAAATTAAAATTATTTTCCATTTTTTATAAATTTATATTTTATGGTAATAAATATTAAAATCTTGATTTTACTTGTGGATTTTTATCTGGTGGTACTCCGTTTCTATCTTTACGTGCTTCAACCCATTCATCTTTAGTATATTGGAAACCATATAAATAATATTCATCTTTTTTCTTTAATTCTTTAGAATACTTTATAGCAGGTCCATCCCAGTTATGAAGTTTACCATTAAAATGCGTAATTGTTCTACCATCGGTAGAAGTAAACGTTCTTGTTTTATAATCATTATTTTTCATAATATTAAATATAATAAAATTTATTTGTATTTCCAAATAAACCCATAAGAGGTTTTTTGTCTACCTGCTGCACAATCAGCTATACTATTACCGGATTTACCTAAACATCTTCCTGCTTCTTGTGCTGATTGGTATTCGTTAATTAAGTTATTTTTTAAGTCGTATTGGAGTATAGGTTTATAATGGCTTAAATAATTTTTAGGTTTACCTCTAAGAGCATCTCCTATTTTATCACCCCATAATATTTGTCTCCCTTTATTTGCTTTGCTTAATTTTTCACACCATTCAGGGGTTTTAGGCCTTTTAGTACCAATTTGTCCTTGACTTTGTTTAGTTTTAACTTCATCAGTATAAGACCATTTAGTTCCTCCAGCAGAATATTGAGTTTGGTTAACTAACTCTATTCCCTGGGATTTATAGGTGTTTATTAAATTATGTTCGTATTCTATAGCTTGATTTTCATCTTCAAAATATTCAAGAATTTCAGCTTTAAATCCTACTTTATTAACTATATTATTCCACCCCTTATTATTTCTTTTAGTACGAAAAGCTCTATCTTTACATCCTTTCCCAATATAAAAAGGAATATTGTTATCTAATCTTAAATGTTGGTATACATAAAACATAATATAAGTATTTAATGTCAGGTATAAATATTACCAGAAGTTAAATACTTATGATTGTTTTAAAATACTTTCTGCTATATAAATACCCTGCGCACCTGAGACGCTAATACCTCTAGCGCTTAAAGCATCTCCTGCAAAATAAATATTTGGGTAAGTTGTTAAAGATAAATTATCATAATTTACTAAAGGCTCTGCACTTAAATATTTTACCTCGGGTATATAGATTCCCCAATCATCTTTTAATGTTGGGAATACTTTTTTCATATCATCAATAAATTCATCTATGTAATTGAAATAACCTTGGAATGTTTTTCTTACACTAGTCATATCAGCATCACTTATTTGAAAAGCATCTACTAATTCTCCTTCTGAGGTTAATGAGGGTTTGCGAGATGGTGAATAATATAATCCTTTATTATCTCTGGATTGTAGTTGTTTTACAACTTCTCTACTCCATTCAAATGGATTTTCAATACCATTTAATTCCATAATAATACCGAAGTTAGTCATGTTGTTTCTATAACGTTCATCTTTTTTAGCATGACCATTGTAAGTATAGTTTCCGTATGTTTCTTCTACAGCAACATAAGCAGCATTATTATTAGTACAGAATGAACGTAATGATACTCCTTTATCATCAAATTTTCTATATAATTTAAAATCATATGAAATATCGATTAATTTTTGAAAGTGTTTTTGTGGTGCCTCAAAACGAACTCCAATTTGTACTGATTTAGGTTCAGTTGGTAAGTCATATTCTTCTGCTAATTGTTTACCAAAGTCAATACCTGATTTACCTACAGCAAATATAAGTTCATCATATCTGTATTCTAACTCATGATTTTCTTTATTTAGGAATTTACCTAATACTCTTTTATTTTCAAAATCAATAGCATAAACTTTAGCTTCCCATGTAAATTCAACTCCATTATTAACTAAATATTCATACCAATTTTTACCAATTTCATGTAAATAATCAGTTCCAACATGCCATACAGGAAATAATCTTAAACCAAAGTATGGTTTAATAAAGTCAGGTTCTGCTTCAGGATTTGAGCATTGTACTTCTTCAGGTTTAGGGTGAAAACGTTTAAAGTTATTAATAACTTGATCCATTAATTCCATGGCTTTATCTTCACCACAGTATTTTTTTAATTGACCACCAATAGCTGTGTGGTAAGTAAGTTTGCCATCAGACCAACCTCCTGCACCTAGCATTCCAGTCATTACTTCACTTGGTAATCTCTTATAGGGATCTTTCCCCATATCAATAATAGTGATTTTACCTTTAAAATTGTTATCTACTAGTTTAGTCGCAGCATTAATACCTGCTACTCCAGCACCTACAATTACAACATTTTTGCTCATTTTGTTTTATAAATTTTTAATAGGTTATAATATAATGAAGAAAATCTGCTTTTCCAAGTAGAATTGCAGATTTTTTTTATTTCATTTTAATTTAAAGTTATGATACTTTTACAAATACTGAACTTGATTTAGTTGATGAAGAAGCATAACTTAACATATCTGATATTACTTCATTTTGTTTATCAGGTTCTAGTGAATTTATTATAAATGCTAGTTTTGTTGATAAATATTTAGAAACTAGCCAATTTAAATCTTTTGATTTTACAAGACTATCAAATACTTCAGGACTAATATTTTCAACAATAGTAGTATAAGATTGATAAAAATCTTCTAATAGTTTTTGGTTATTAGATTTAAATCCTTCTTGTGCATCTTTAGCAGTAGGTAGTAATGGTAGATCATTTGATCTTAAAACATCATTAATAGGACCTTGACCTATTTTACCATGAGCTGCTTTTTTACCTTTTATTTCACCTGCAAAATTACCTGCAAAATTAAATGTTCTAAATGTAATAGAACCATCATCATAAAGTAAAATTGTATTGTTATTAGTAGGTCTTGAATCGTATCCTTTGTATTGGTATAATTTAGTTGCATCTTTATCTAAATTATATACTTTTATTTCTCCTGCTCCAGAAAGTTGTTTTAATGAAACACCAATTAATTTTCTATCGTTATAGAGTTCAACTAACATTCCGTTTAATTCTTCAAAAGAAGTTGGAAATTCCATTCCTAAAATAGATTCATCTACCATCCAAATATCAGCTGGGTTCCATTTATCAGAATTTAATGAGCTATCTGCTTTTTTCTTAGCAGCAGCAAATGCACCATAAATTGATTTTACAAATGAAGAGCCTCTATGTTGTTGTAAAGATTTACTTGGAAATGTTCTTAATAATAAATTTGCAGTATTAACAAATGTTGAAGTCCATTGTTTTTTAGAAGTAACATATTCTATAATAGAATCTAACCCTGCAGAAACATCACTTACAGCATAGGCTGCTGTTAAATTTTCAGGTGTTAAATCTTCAGCACTTATTGTTTTTTCTAAAATTTTATATGCAATAGAATTTACTACACTTTGTGCTGATTCTTGTATTTCAGTATTTTCAGTTCCACCCCCTTGTCCTGCTCCACTTCCAAATTCAGGTGTTTTTTTAAATGCAGATAATCCATAAGCATTACCTTCAGTATCAATAAATACTTTACCTTTACCTAATGTTTTGTAATTTTTAGCTTGTAAGTCTTTAATAGCTTCAGCAGTTGCTTTAGGATCTAAAACTATTTGAGTACCATCATTTAATTCAAAAGGTTCTTGATTTTTAATTTTATCTAAAAATCTTTCACCTCTATCATCATATTGATCTTTAAATTCAGATTTAGAAGTAAATGGTTTTTCTAATTCAGCAGGTGATAAACTTGCCTCTTTAATAAATAATTTTAAGTTTTTTTTTACCCCTTCTTTTACTTCTTCAGGTGCTGTTTCTTCAGCAGGTGCTTCTTCTGCTGGTGCTTCTTCTTTGGCTCCACCTTGTAAATCAGCTTCATTTTCTTCAGGTTTATTAGGACCTGTACTTCCAGGTGGTAATCCTAATTCTAATAATTGAGCAATAGAAGTAATAGCAAATTCTTCTTCAGATAAATTTAGTAAATAATATTTTTTACCTGAAATCTTAGCAGTATATGCTTTGGGACCATAGATTAAATAAAATTCTTGTCCATTATGAAGTACAATTCTAAAAGTAGTTGGTTTAGGAGCTACAACAAATACACCTGAAATGTAATCTCTATAATGAGGTGTCATTAGATCTGTCATTGTAGCATCTAATGAAGGATATTTTTGTAGAATAAATTCTAATGGATTACTTTCAAAAGTCAAAGGTTGAGAATTTTTTAAATCCTCAATTTCTTCTTTAATTAACTGCCTTAATATTGATAATTTAGTCATTATTCTTGTATCTGGATTACTAAATCAGTAGTTCCTTTTATTATTCTATGATAGGTTTGTTTTGGTATAAATATACGGTCTCCTTTTTTAAGTTCCAAGGGTAATTCATTATCTAATTGAAATTCCCAATCTTTGCCTTCTAAAATAATAACATAGCGATCTTTTTCATCTCTATGCCATACTAATTCTTCTGAATCTACTTCTAAAGTAAATTTTCTTATTTTAATATTATCTTGTGTAACTTGTTGGTATGGTACCATTTTTTTAATCTTCAGTTGAATAAGGTGTTCCTTGTTCTTTAAATCCTATTACTCCAGGAATTTTTCTAATACCATCAGTAATAATTTTTAAAGTAGTTTCAGAATTAAATTTATTTTGTTTAGCGTATGGATAAGGATCAATTTTAATTTCTAATCTACTTCTAAAATATCTTGAAGTTGGATCTTGTTCCATTTCTATATTACGTACAACAGTAATAGCAGGTAATGCTCTAATATCTGATAAAATATCTTTTTGGTTTCTCTTTTCGTCATCTACAATTAATATCCCATCTAAGTGGAATATTTTATCTAGAGTACCTTCATTTAATAGTTTACTTATTGATATCATAGTTATTTATTTATCAGTTATTGGACCTCCTACAACCCAAGCATCACAAGTTCTAGCTGCTGCACATTTGAATTTTAAGAATCTACAGTATCCTAATTTACCTGCTTCGATTACGTCATATGGATCTTCTGATCCTTGGTCAGTTCCTATTCCTTTAGCTATACAATCTAATGTCTTTTTTGTGATATCAAAAGCTGCACAGTTTCCACATAGTGATTGTTTTGCTTCTTCAACATCATCCAGTTGCCACATTTCAGCTTTTTTAGCCCAAAATTTATCATTAGGTAAATTTGGATTCATAGGGCCATATCCCTGGTTTTCAATGGCGTTTTGTCTATTTTTTAGATTAAGGTTTATATCTTGTGTAGGTTCAGGACATTTACTTTCTACTTCTTTTAATATATCTTGTAATTTAATCATTTTTTAGTCGTTGAGTTTTCTTTTTAGATGCTTCTTTTTTTGCTGTAATATAATCTAATCCTTTTTTTAAACGAGATTTTACTTCAGGATTTTTTGCTTTATTATAAGCTGCTCTAACACGTTGATGAATTAAATTAATAATTTGTGATTGACGAGCGTGTGATTTGGATTTAAATGTAGTTTTAGATAATGTATTTTTTATATCTTGAGCTGTTTTAAATTTTACACTTACTGTATCTGTTGGATCTTCATCTGTGTATAATCTACGAGATGATCCTTTTGGTTTTTTACCTGTACCTACTTTAGGATCTGCTTCAACTATATTTTGTTCTAAATATCCTTTTTTAGTAGCAACTTCTGGATCATTAGTAAAAGTATCAGAAGCTTTATATCTTGTTTTTCCTACCATATTAGCTTTATATGGAGGATACATCATTTCATTTAATATGTCTCTGAGTTTAATCATCCTGATGTTTTACCCCAAGTTTTACCTTTTCCTTTTCTTTTACATCCTGCAGGAGTAGGTCTACAAGCAGGATATTTAGCACGTTTTTCACCTTTTTGTCTTCCGCAAGGTTTACATTTAGTTTTACCATCTACTTCACGACAAGTATTACAATCAACCCATCCACCTACTTTACCAGGAGCTCCTTTACGTTTAAACCAAGTACGTAATGTTTCTTTTTGTGCTTCATTTAGATTTTCAAATATTTCTTTAATTCCTTTCCAAATGTCACCCTTTCTACATCTAACAATAGCACCTGATTTATAAGCAGAAGGTTTATCGTATTTACGATCTGCAATACGTTTACATCTATCTGCTTTTTTCTCGTTTAAATTACTCATTACCAATACCCGCTAAAGTTTTTACTTCCACCTAATGATTTCCAATAACGACCTATGTTACAAGCCCAATATCCTGGTTTAGTTCTATCTTTTTTCTGATCACAATTTTGACGAGCAGCAAATGCTTTTCGTGCTTTAGGATTATTTATTTTGGTAGAAAGGCCTGTTGTATCTCCAAAATTTACCTTTTTAATTTTTTTAGTTTTAGGATCTTTTACGTAAACATAGAATTTTTTAGATCCACCACGTTTTGGTTTACCTAATTGGACTTTTTTACCTTGATACTCAGCTTCATTTAATTGTTCTTCTTCAATAAAAGGTACGTCTAAGGGTACAAATTGACCTTCATATAAACCATAATTTCCAATGTCAGTATTTTCAACTAACCATCTATCTTCAGGATTCAGATATAATTTACCTTCATTATAAAGAGTTCTAACTTCTTTAAATAATTTAAGTTGAGCCTCAGTACCATATCTAAAAGCATTCTCATGCAATGGAATGTTTTTATCTAAATGGTATTGAAGGTTTTTAGAGACTTTATCTTCAACTAATAAAATATTTTCTTGAAGCTGTTTTGAATTATCTTCTTGTAATATTAGTTCTAGAGTTTCTCTAATTAATGATTTTATATCTGAAATATTCATATTATTTTAAATTAATCTTCACTTGATTCAGCATCTGAAGGTAGTAAAGCATCATAATCATCCATTGATAAAATATCTTGTTGTTTATTTAATGAAACAGCGTTTTCAGCTACATCATGCAAATCAACATCTGCAGAAGCATCTTCTCTAGCATATTCTAACATACGAATGAATAAAGGAACGTCCATAGTGATAGTATCAACGGTATCTCCTTCTTCAACCTCATTTAAATCAATATCATATCTTTTAGCTAAACCTGTTCTAGCTTTTTGGTAGGCTTGTTTAAGAATATTAATAGCATCTTGTCCTAAACCCTTTAATAATTCTTTAGCAGGAATTTCATCTAATGCTCTCATTAACTCTTCATTAGACATACCTTCTTCACCTTCAGCTAATTTTTTAGCTTTAGCAGTAGCAATAGCATAAGTTTTAGAATCTTTTGAAGCTCCTTGTTTAGCCATTGCTTTTACAATATCTTCTTTTTTATTTTTTTCAGCTTTAGTTAATTTCTTCTCTTGAAGAACTTCCATTACAGCTTTTTTAATCTGATCTTTGATTGATTCTTTCATTGAATTATATGGGGGAAAATCTTCTTCTTCCATTCCTGCTGAGATTCCGTAAGTTATAGCGGCTAATCTAAATTGTTCAGCATGTCCTTTTTCGCCTCTATCGTATTTAATTTTTCCTATTTTGTAAAAATTTATTGCTTCTTCAGCATCTTTTGAATTTTGAGATTTATTTTTAAATAAATTAGAAATGTTTTCTTTCATAGGTTTTTTAGGTTGTGATGCTATAAATTGTAAAGCAGATGCTATTAAGTTTTTCTTTTGTGAATCTGTTATATCAGATACAATAACTTTAGCACCATCTAATTCGGTTTTAGGGGCAAAATCTTTAGGAATTAGCTTCATAAATTTTTTCGCTAATTCAGGTGTATCAAATGTTTTAACAAAGTTTATTTTTTCAACTGCACCTTGAGAATTTGAAGCAGTGGTTGGTTGATCATCTGATTCTTTTTGAGATATGCTATATTGTAGTTTAGCATTACCCATTATAGTTTTAAGTACTTTAGTTAAGTAATCTTTAGTTTCAAATGGGTTTTTCTTTTGTGGGAAAACAATTTTATCACCATCAACTACAAAATCTTTATCTTTAGCCATTACACCACTGTACTTTTTCAAGTTATCAGGTGTTTTCATTGGATAAAATGTAGAAGCATATTTACCAAAAAATTCCATTGGTAATTCAGAAGCATTTAAACTGATGATAAATTCATTAAATGAGTCATTATCGTTTTCGATTGACCATTCATCAAATTTACCTTTTAGTTTTTCTTCTACTTTAGCCCATTCTTGAGGTGCTCTGTTTTTGATGTCGATTACTTTAGAATTTTTCTCAGTATCATTCATCGAATCCCAAGTTTCTTTAGCTACTCTACCTTTAGTTGCAGGTACAGATGGACCAAATATTTTAGTAATAACTTTAGGATCTCTTAAGTTATTAGCATAAATACCGTAATTTTTAATATCGGATAATGCTGCTAAAGCAGCTTGTAAATCAGCAGGTTCAAGTACTAAATCATACATGATTTTTTCAAATCCTGCTTGTTTTTCTTCTTCACCACCTTCAAGTTCTTCTTTAATTAACTTATAAAGGTGAGTTTTTAAAAGTTCAAGATTATTTGTCATCTTTTTTCTCTTTCTTTTCTTTTTTAGGAGAAGATTTTTCTAATGCTGCTTTTAATTTTTCTAAAACTTGTTCAGCTTTTTCTAATTTAGCAGTATAGTTTGATAATTCACCTCTCATTTCAGGATTATCAATTAATTTAGCCATTTCAGCTTTTAAATCAGCTACTTGTTTTTCTAAACCACTTACTTTTTCATGTCCTTTTTTAACATTTTCTTTCATTAAAGCCTCTTTAGCTTTAACTACTTTTTTAGCAGCACTCATAGCAGCAGCTTCATTTAGATAAGCACCTTCATATATTCCTTCACCTATTAGTTCCATTAATGGTTTTTTTTCAACTAAATCTTTTTCAGTAGATTCATTCATTGCTTTTTTAACTAAATAGATATGACTATCTTTAGTTACTTTGTCTTCAAACATTAAGCCTGGGGTAGATGATAATGATTCTTTTTTAGGTTCTTCAGTTATTTCTTCTTCGTTAACTGAATTTAATTCTGATAAATAATCAGAGATACTTTCTTTAATTATGTTTTTTAGTTCTAGTTTCTTCATGAGAGGTTAATTTTTGATATAAATATTTATATTTCTAGGTTTCTTAATCGTTTTATATTATCTTTGATCATTTTAATAACCTCAGGATCAATACTTCCACCATCCCACTTTTCTATATCACCTGCTTCAGTAACGTAAGTTGTATTTTTAGAATTAAAATACTCATCAAACATCTGTTCAGCATCATCTATAGTAGCATTTTTATTAGCATTTAGCATTTTTTTCTCGTATGATTCGTATTCACCTGTTAATCTTAATTTACCTTCCATTTCAATAACACAATCAAAACATTTTTGATGTATATTATACATTTTTCTATTAATTGAAATATCTTTCATTGGTTTAGAACAACATGGACAAGTAAGTGGAAATTCAACCATTGCCTTTAAAGCATCGTGTTTGGTGACGGTTTGTTTAATACCGTTGTGAATAGTCCAGGTTTTACCGTTTTCTTCCCATATATCACCTTCACTATAAGTAACTTTATTTTTACTATAACCAGCTTGAATTCTAGTAACTTTTCCAGTTTGACCTGAAATAATGTTACGCATCCTTTGGATGTCTCTTTCTTCAAATTCTCTATTTAATTGTGTCATAACTTATATTCCTAATTGTTTTAAATCATTTATTGCTTGATCTGTATTTTTATATAAAATTCCAATACCATTTTTAGCTTTCCAACTCATAATAGTATCTTCTCTATCGTCAATTAATATTTTATTTGGACCTGCTAAATCAGCTTTTTGTTTAGCTTGTTTAAATATTATTTTAGTTCCTGGAATGTGGTCTTGTACCCATAAGGTTTTTCCTATACGACTCGAATCATGGTATGAAGGGGCAGTAAGTAGAGTTGGGTTGTAAGGTTTAATATAATCCCATAATTCTTTACCTCCAGGCATCCAAGGAATACCTCTCCAAAATCTCACTCCAATTTCAGTATCAATAAGTTTCCAAAACATATCTACAGCTTTTTTCTCACCGTATTTTTGGGTCATTTCAGCTCTATATTGGTCAGGAGTCATTCCTGTAAAATGTTCAAAACGACCTTCAAAATCTGCTATAACACCATCCATGTCACAGTAGATTTGATAATTTATTTTTGGTTTATCTTCTTCAAATAATTTACTTAGTGATATCATCTATTCAAATATTTCAGGATTTTCACGTCCAAATTCTCTCATTATTACTCCAGCTAATGCATTAGCCTCATTTTCTATATTAGAACCATCTTCTCCATTTAATTCTTCACCATTTAAATTTTGCATATGATGAACTAATTCATGAGCTAATGTTCTTAGAATATCAGCCATATTTCGATTATGTACTACTACTTTTATTTCTTGTTCTTGTGGATAATATCCTCCAAAGCTTTTATGTTCTTGTGAATATGTTGGAGAATTAATAACAAAAACTTTAGGTTTATCTATATTTAATCTATCACAAGCATAATCAACAAATCTACTCATTAATGGAGCTTTTTGTGGGGTAAAAGTTTCTAATAAAATATTTGTTTTAAAGGGTATGTTATATGATTCTGATAGTTGTTTTCTTATGTTATATTTTTTTAATGTAGAATTTCTTTCAGATTTACTTTTAGAAAAAATATCTCCATTTTTAAAATAATTTAAAGCTTGAGAGTATGATTCATTCA